AGGTGCAGAAATCTTAATGAAACCAGAACACATAGTTGATCCTTGCCGGTATCCCACACAAGTGCTGTGTTTGGATCGCAAGATGGAAGCACATCCTCGCAAACACCGTCAAGCCATATTCGCGGACACATTTGCTCGAGGGTGCGATGGCATGGTCATGAGTTCGCAGGCTGCTTGGCACCTACCCCAGTCTCATCCTTGGTGCATCAGAGGTATGAAACTGGGCAGATCTGTGCAACACTGTTGGGAAACAGGCCGCACTTTCTATTACATCGACAATGGATACTTCGGAAACTCTGTGAAGAAAACCTGGTTCCGTATCATCAAGGATCATGTGCATGACATCCGACCGATCATGGCCAGAGATAGGTCCAGGCTAGACCGATGTGTGAACGTTAGAATCAAACCTTTCTATGGTGGACGCAAGATACTGATAGCCCCGCCCAGTGAAAAAAGTCTCACCCTGTGGAACATGCATCCTGAAACATGGGTCGCCCAGGTCTGGGATCAATTGAAGACCTTGACTGATCGCCCCATTGAAATCAGGCTCAAGAGGCCCAGGCAAGAAAGGATGAAAGTCGACACCATAGAACAAGCCTTGGCAGATGACGTGCATTGTCTCGTCACATACAACAGCGTGGCCGCATGTGAAGCAGTGATGCTGGGCAAACCTGCCATCTGTCTAGGACCCAATGCAGCATCGGTGATTTGCAGCCAGGATCTCGACGAAGTAGAAAATCCCAAGATACCCAACGATGACGAACGAGAAGCCTGGATGAGACACCTCAGTTACAGCCAGTTTACCTTCCAGGAAATGGCAGACGGCACAGCCTGGCGTATATTGAATCCATGACCATGTTAGGTTACGGACATCAATCTTTTGTGATGCCTTTTCTGCATCACGTGGGTGGTCGCATGGCCACCACAGAAGAGATCCTGGCCAACAGGACTTTGCCCATGGTGTTGGCTGGACCCAAGTCCATGGTACCCATGCATGCTAACAAATACGGACTGGATTGGTACTATATCGACACCGGCTACATTGGCAATGGCATAACCAAAACCTGGTTCCGGGTGACTAAAAATTGTCATCAGAACACTGGACCCATCATAGATCGCAGAGATGATCGTATCCGAAGTTACCAATTAGATACCACTCGTTATGCTAGAGGTCGTCGCATAATGATTGTTCCACCTGATGACAAAGTTTGCACACAGTTTGGGTTGACATCGTGTCAGACATGGTTGGATGATATCGTGCCCAAGATCCAGTCGCTGACTGATCGAGAAATAGTGATCAGATCAAGACCTGCTAGTCGATATGTGAGACAGACAAGTAATCGTTTTGTTGATGCATTACAAGATGATATCAACGCTGTGGTAGTTTTCAACAGCAATTGTGCAGTGGAATCTGTGATGCATGGAATACCCGTAATTTGTCTAGGCGAGAGTGCTGCTGCTCCCATGTCCGGGAATCTGCAGCAGATAGATGCACTGGCAGATCTAGACACCAATGAAATACATAGATGGCTCAGGCATCTCAGTTACTGTCAATTTACCAAGAGAGAGATGCAGTTTGGGTTGTGTTGGCGGATGCTAAATGAAAGATAGAAAGTGCCGGTATAACTCACCCGACTGGCTTTGCTGATCAGTCCAGTGGGCAGCCGAAAGATCCCAAAGCCATTGTTCTCTGTGGGGTGTTGCTGGTGCTTCAATGTTGGCAATATCATGATTGGCCACAGACCATGACACGCAATCGTTATCTGCTACAAATATTGGAATGCCTTGCAAAACAGCAGCCACGCTGGCCGAACTGTTGAAGAACACCGCTGCCCATGCACCTGATAGATCGTCCTGTATGGTACTCTCTTTGGGGTTCAGTTTTACTTTTGGCAGATCTCTAAGAGCATTCATATCGATGGGATGCTTAGGATGTGGTCTGATCATGATAGGACGATTGGTCACCGCACGGATTTTGCGCACGGTTTTTTCGGTCCAGGTCCACATGTCCGTGCCCTTCATAGACCACCCACCGTCGCGTTGCAGGCAAACTAGGATGTGATCTCCTGAGTTACGCCAAGGTGCGCACCGTAATCTCAGTGTTCGACTGATGTTTTGCCAATGTTGTGGTCCGCTGTTTTGATTGGCATAGATATTGCTATTATAATAAACTCCGTCCAGGCTGTATCTCAGGAATTGATTGTTGACGTCGGCAAATTTGAAACAACTACCATCTATAGGCATGACACGATGCCCTTGTTGCGATTGAAAACTGATTACATCTTGTCGCAATTTTATATGTGGTCCTTTGATGCTCTTGCCTACCCACCCTAGGATTACTGCCAATTTACTTGGGATGACTTGGCGTTCGTGCTGTAACAAGACCCGGGCACCCTGTGATCTTGCACCAGATTCAAATGCTTGCAATACCTGCGCTTTGCGATCATGATCAGCTATCTTTGGCAGGCTAGACATGTAGACCACTACATCATGCATGGTATTTCTGGCTTATTTCTAAGGCGTGACCTTGATGTATTTCTTGTATGGTAAACTGGCTGTAGGTCAGCGCACACAACCAATCACCAAGGCTGCCACGATAGAGATCATTGATATCTTTGATCTTGGTCCGCGCCACAGGTTGCGTGATGTGAGTACGCAAGGTGATAATGGGTATGCCCAGCCAGATGGCCTCTATGGCTGCAGCACTGCTGTCAGAGATCACACAGTAAACATCCGAGTCATCCTTGAGATCGTTGTACAAGCTTGATCGGATTTTGCGATTGTTGTTTTTGATTCGGAACTCCAGCGGCCTATTTGTGTGTTTCCTGATTTCTTGCTCAATATCCAGCTTCCATTGATCCACTGTGGTATCGTGCAAAGCATAGTGTCGATCACTAGCCAATACCACTACTACTCGGTCTCCTGATGTGCGCCATGGCCGTGGCAGACTTTCAAGCCGATCCAAACGATCTGCAGGGAAATCACGCCGTCGAACATCGTGATGGAGATTGTTGCGTACCAATCTGTGCCATTTTTTCTTATTTGTGATGAAATTGGTATAACCGGCATCAATAAACCAAAAATCCTGTCGGGATCTTCGCCTGTGGAGCAACAATTCAACATGCTTATTCCCATGCACGACCACGCTTTCAGTATCAAACAATTGCGCTGCAAGTGTAGCCATCTCGGCCTGGTCATCCAATTGGCAGGCAACATCTTTTGCCATGCAATCTATTGTAGAAATATCTATGCCAAGATTATTTGGCAATCGGTCTGAGTTATCAGCCAGCCATTGGCACAGAGGTCTGTACCATTTTTTGTAGTGGTTGACTATGTTGTGATAGTAAGATTCTATGTCTGATTTCAGTAAAGTATGTACTTCACCAAAATCCACAGACAACACCCGAGTTTTGGCGAACTTTTTTTTGTGTTTGTCGATGTATCCGTGTGTGCGGAAAGGGATTTGCGGAAGTTGGCACAATCGCTTTTTCAGCATGCGGCGTGCTAAAGGTTGCACTGTGTGCTCGGGATTAAGCAAATATTTTACCATCACCAACCCATGACATGATCGTTGTTGACTGTGTGCAATATTCTCGCACCCCAGCTTTGCAAGGTTTTCAAGGCACCCGTGGTGTCAGCGTGACCCACGTCCTTGTGCTGTTTATCTTCTATCACGATGATTGGACGATATCTTTTGATCGTCGCTGCTGCACCTGCTAATATTTTGTTTTCAAATCCTTCACAATCAATCTTGATGTAATCTATCTCTGGAAACTCCAAAGAATCTAAAGTGACCATGTGCACCGTGCCCCGGCCGTAGGATGTCATGTCTACATGTGTATGACCGGTATTGCCCGCTGTGATGATCATGTCCACCATGGTGTTGCAATCTCCCAGGGCAAGATCCAATAATTTAAGATTGCTACAAGGAACATTTTGACTAAGACAACGACCAAATTCGACCACGGGCTCAAAGGCCACTACATTTGCAAATTCGGCGCAGAGATCTTTGCTCCACAGTCCCACATTGGCTCCTATGTCTAGGGCTAGATTTTTCCGTCGGCAACTGTCAATGCTGATCCGGCGTATCTTTTGTTGATAAACAGGGCCACCACCTTTGTTGACATGCTTGGTCAGCATTTCTGCGAAATGCGTGTCCTGATCTGGCAACCACCACCCGTGTGCTTGGTACATGCTATACTCTACCGGTTCGGATTGAAGACCAGTAAGGGTGATCAGTGTGCTGTTGTATGTCACATCTGCGGCTGTGTCCTTGTTGTTTGCGATCACCTTTGGCATGGTCCATCACTCGACCTAATTCGCTGTTGATGAAAGGGTGCTTGGCTAGGCCTTTGGTATCGAGATCGGGATTGAGATTGTGGAATCGGATCCTATCTTGATAAGATCTACGAACTTCATCCCAGATGTAACTATCGTGCCATTCTCGATGATTAAATATTTCGTCCTGTTGATACATGCCTACGAATCTATCGATGAATTCTCTAGTCTCTGCATGATTGAGATTGTAAGCCACCCATCCACATTCACTATGATAGCGTTCACCTCTTCCCAGATAAGATATCATCGATTGCTCTGGACAAACTCGTGATAACCAGGAGTGATCCACGGATGAATGTGTGCGTGTGTCTGCGTCCAACCAGATCATCCATCCGTCCTTGATCATGCTGGCACACAATGCCACGCTGAACACTTTGTAGCTGAATCTCACCGCATCCCATCGGAACTGTTTTCGTGGATTGTATACATCAGGTGGCCCAGCTCGCCCGTGTGCTAGATCATTGTTTTCGTGCCGTTGTATGAATCCACGCAGGCCTGGGCTATTGACCAGCAGATCTACTGAACGCATATTTGATCCGCTGATGCGAGGCTGACATTTTTCTGTACAAATCACGAGGTCAACATCATGAGGCCAAAACTGCTCAAATGAATCAATCATCCGCTGGCCATAGGTATCTAGGCCTTCTTGGTTGAATGTGGTAATTACTGTGTATTTCACAGAGATATTTAGTGATCAAAAACATAGCCTATTTTCCTTTGCAGGCCGCAAAAAACAGCGGTCCTATCATGACTGCTATACTGGAATCCTCCCAGCGTGCGGGCATCACAGTGATGGAAAATTCTCTAGCGGCCGATGCAGCGATCATATGGTCAGTGTTATGGTCCGGTCGCATGGCTCCGAATCGAGAAGTTTATCATCATTATCGCACCCAAAACAAACCCGTGATCGTGATAGATGTGGGATCCTTGCACAGAGGCATCACATGGAAAGTGGCCATCAACAATATCACCGCCGAAGGCTATTATGGTCATACTGAAAATCTAGATTGGGATCGTCCTCGACGATTGGGTATCCATCTGGATCAGGTCAAATCAACAGGATCTCACGTGGTCATTGCCGCCCAGAATTCATCTAGCCTGCAGACACAGTTCTTGATCAGCATGGAGCAATGGGTAATGCAGCAGATCGCCGAAGTGAGATCCTGCAGCGATCGTGAGATACAAGTGCGACCACATCCACGATGTCGACTGCGACTGCCCAGACTGCCCGTGGGTGTGATCCTGGAATCACCCAAGCCCGTGCCCAATACCTATGATGCATTTGACATGCGATTTGATTGCCATGCCATAGTCAATCTCAATTCTGGTCCAGGCATACAGGCCGCTGTTCATGGCGTGCGACCCATTGTTGACAGTTCTAGCCTGGCCCATCCAGTGTCGGTAAGTATACAGAACATCGAAAGACCCTATGACATCAATCGAGATCAGTGGTTGGTGGAGATCTGTCATACAGAATATACACAGGAAGAAATCCGTGAAGGCCTATGGCTAAAAAGGCTCTCAGACAGGCTGCAATGACCGGCACCATTGATGTTGCCTGCGTAATACATGGTAACAAGTATGATTGGTGCTATGTGGAACGCCTGTACAACATGGTCACACGTCACAGCACTCGTCCGGTGCGATTCCATGTTTTCACAGAGCATGATAGATCCGTGCCAGGACACATGATCAAGCATGTTTTGCATGACTGGCCGGACATCGCTGGACCAAGAAAGTCCTGGTGGTATAAGATGCAGATGTTTGAACCCGGACACATTTCGGGCAGACTGCTGTATTTTGACCTTGATACAGTGATAGTGGACAACATCGACTGGATACAAGATCTGGACGCAAGGTATTTTTGGAGCATAAGGGATTTCCGGCATCTGTGGCGGCCCAGCTGGAAAGGTATGAACAGCAGTGTGATGTTGTGGGATACCTCGAGATTTTCTTGGATCTGGCGAGAGTTCCAGCAAAATGATGTCAAAACCCAGGCCCGGCTGTTTCACGGCGATCAGGATTTTCTTAATAGTGTACTCACTGAACGAGACTTAAAATTCATAGACGAAAGCCTGATCAAGAGCTGGCGTTGGCAGATCAAGGACGGGGGTATGGACATGAAAACCCGGGTGTATCATCGTCCTGATGCGGGTTCGGTGCTGTTGCCCGGTGTAAAGATCCTGATATTTCATGGGTCTCCAAAACCGCATGATGTGCATGATCCAATTGTAGCCCGTTATTGGATTTGATTTAGAGATATCGGATAAATACCCTGGGAGAATCATCATGACAACACGAACTTTTAAACAATTTGGACAAGCATATGGAAACACACCGGCCTCTATTGCAGTGCTGATCAATGGTGTGACTGTGTTTTCGGGAGCAGTCCCAACTGAGAATTCAGCACTTCCTGAGCCACCTTACACTGGAGTAATGGGGACTGAATTATTCACCTGGACAAACACCGTGGATTTTGCAGGAGCACAATCATTCTCAATATCAGTTGAAAATTCTCCATTGCTTTTGCTTAGAACAGTTGCTGACTATGTGTATCCTCAACCCAATGAGTTACCAGAATTCAATGGATTTTACACATACCAGATTGATGGAGTCACAGTGATTGACCCACTGAGTAATGTAGCCATTGATGGCGTTCCTGTACAACGTGCAACTGATAACCCCAGTTTATCTGGACAATGGAACTGGCTCATTCCGGCAGGATCCACATTGACAGCTATCTTGAATGTGGCAGCCGGAGTAGAACCTCCATCTCCCGCACCTTGATAAACAACTAAACTTCGTCTTATAAAACCCTGCTCAGAGCAGGGTTTTTTTTGGTTGACCACTAAATCCATTTTGTTTAAAATACAGGGTATGCTACAGGATATACTCCGCCCCCGGCAGCGATCCAGGGTAGCCCATCGGGGCCTAAATCCTAAGTCCGGGTCTATGGATCTGTTAAAGGATATTTCGATAGATAGATGTTATATCAAAGAATCTTTTAACAATAACTAGGTAAGTGCTTGCTAACCTAGTGTTTTAGCGGCGGTTGACCAGAAATACCCATTTCTGTATAATATAGATATAATAAACAATCTAGGAGCCTAGCAAATGACACAAGTTCTTATCCGCAACGGTCAATATCGTCGACAGGATGTATCTGGCCTGCGTTTCACGCTGTTGCGTGACTTCCATACTGACGCCCGTGGTGGCAATGTAGTGGTAGCCAACGATGGAACATTTCCAGGCATGCCGGAGCAGATTCGCATCCGCGTAGACTCAATCGAAGACATCGAAATCACAGGAGACCGCAAGATGTCAAAGCAAGACAAAGTCATAGAGTTCAAGAAACCCGAAGAAACCGACGAAGAAGTCATGGACCGTATCGAAAAACGCTTCTCTATCCTGGACGACATGACCAAGGCCGCCATCGCTGGCGACATCCGTGCCATGATCGTGGTAGGCCCTCCTGGAGTAGGCAAATCCTACGGCGTGGAGTATCAGTTGGAGAAGGCTGGTATGTTTGACCAGATCTCTGGCAAGAAGATCAAGTACCAAGTGATCAAGGGTGCCATGACTCCCATCGGATTGTACTGCACCCTGTACAAAAATTCCGATCCACGGAATGTGTTGGTGTTTGACGACTGTGACAGTATTCTTTTAGACGACGTGGCTCTCAACATCTTGAAAGCCGCCCTGGACTCTGGCAAGCGGCGTCGCATCCACTGGAACGCTGATTCGTCGATGTTGCGTCGTGAAGGCGTGCCAGATCAATTTGACTTCAAGGGTTCGGTAATCTTTATCACCAACTTGAAGTTTGATCACCTCAAATCCAAGAAACTGCAGGATCATTTGGAAGCCCTGCAAAGTCGTTGCCACTTCCTGGATCTCACCCTGGATACCACCCGTGACAAGATACTCCGCATCCGCCAGATCTTCCGCAAAGGCGATCTGTTCCAGGACTACGAACTCACTGCCGAGCAGGGCGAAGAGATAGTGCAGTTCATGCAAGACAACCATGCCCGACTGAGAGAGATCAGTCTGCGTATGGCCTTGAAGTTGGCCGATCTAACCAAGATTGGCGAAAACTGGCAGGCTCTGGCCGAAAGCACCTGCATGAAGCACGGTTAGGTTTACCCGGATCGCCATCAAAGTCTAGCTCCTAGGCGATTCGTTTAACACAGGTGCCCATAAAAAGGCACCTGTTTTTTTGATTGTTCAAATCTCATTGGTCATAAATTCAAGTATGGCCACTAAACTTAATCTCTTTCTAGACAACGGATCAATTTTTGACATTGATCTCATTGAACATCGTCTACATTCCACTGTGGTAAAATGGTTCAAACATCTTGGACACGTTGACATACCCTGGAACAAATGGAACTATACTCAGTGGTCTGCATCAATCAATCACGAATCTCTCATAGATAACATGATAGGCACTGCTTTGAATTTGGACATGATATTGGATCCTGACAAGTTACTTGATCAAAAATATCTCAATGATCTCCATGCTATTTTTGAAAAAACATATGATGGTCGTGCAGAATGGCTCGAATACAATGCTCTGATCCATGCTCTTGAAAAATACACTGGCAGTGAATCTAACAAACCCTGGCATGAAGTGTTAGAGATCAATTATGGAAATCTTGCAGGACCTCTAAAGATTAAATTCCAATATGAATGGTTAGGTATGGCTGCTCTCAAGATTCCCAAAGGAACCGTGTATCTTGCCTGGGACGAAAAAGGCAAAAATCCCTGGTCCTACTACTATGACAAAGAGCATACCGATCTTAATCGATTTTTGGAAATTTGCAGGCCTTGGGTGTGGTTAACTACCAAGACACACATTGCTTTGGAAGATATAGATTTTTCAGTAAATCCTGATACCGGTTGGCAGCAATGGTATGCAAAAAAACACAATGCCTTTTGTCGGTACTATGGCTTACCAGAATGGACAGTCAACGATATGATGGCTGTGATACCAATTGGTATTGTACGGGATCCCGACCAGTTGAAATCATCAATTAAAAATCAAAAATATCCTACCAGGATAAAGTTGGGCTGAAGGTTCAGGATTTTTGATTTTGAGATGGAAATAAGGAAATTTTTAAATGTTGCTAATAAAATTAGCTTGGTATAAAACAGGTGACAGTTTTTCCATAGAATGCCCTAATGAAGATTTTGTTAGTTGGTTTATTGAAAAATGCCATATTCATGGTAATAATTTTAATTTGTCCACTGTTTTGCACAATCAACAAAGCAGATTTGTTGATGATGAAATCGTGGCCTTAAAAAAATGTATAAATTCTGTAAATGTATTTTTGTCAAAGATCAAATGGCCATTGATAGATGTGCCCAAAGAATTAGAGGATCAAAAAACTCTTAATCATCTTCATAAACAATGGGTGATGATACACAGACGGAACCCTCAGTTGGATCAACTAATGTTTAAAATTGATCCTGAGCTGTTTCAAAACTTCCACGATATAAATAAATTGATACATGTTATAGAATCCAGTTTCAACTATCATCTTAGAGATGATACTCTTTGGACAATAGATAATCCTTTTCCATTAAACAAAGACTTTTCAAATTATCATTTAAGTATTTGTCACACAGATTTTGGCAAAAGCAGTTTTGAAAAATGGGATACCAATGATGATTATCCCAACGATCCTGAACTTAGTAATTGGAAAACAATAGGTTCATCGTTGCTTTTAGATCTTCATTCTGGTCGTCGATATGATGGATTGCCTAAGTCATATGAGCAATATTGCCAGGAACATGGCATTGATATAGTTTCGCAATACTGGCCTATAGGCAATATTACCGATGCTGGAAAAAATTTAGGACAGATTCGGAAATTGTGCAATCGGAATTTCCAGATACAAGATAATCCATTGCAATTTGTATCGATGTAACTTGACAAAAGAGTTGGAAGTGTTTAAAATCTTATAGATGAGAACTGCAAAATTGATCATTAACGATGAAGTCAATGTCAAGATCGAAGGTCTAGAGCTTGATACACGACGCATTCTCGTCAACAAATTCAAATATGATGTACCTTATGCCCGCTATCTGCCAGCAGTGAGGTTGGGACGTTGGGACGGAAAGGTTTCATTTTTCCAACTCGGCGGAAGCACCTATGTGAACCTGCTGCCTGAAATCTTGGCTATTTTAGAGGAATACAATTACGACGTAGAACTGGACGACCGACGAGATTACCGTACTACTTTTGAATTTGAAACGGTGCAAGAACACACTTTTGCAGAACACAAGTGGCCCAAAGGTCATCCACAGGCTGGTGAATCTATCACATTGAGAGATTATCAAATTGAAATCATCAATGACTTCCTAGCCAACCCTCAGTGCATACAAGAAGTGGCCACGGGTGCCGGCAAGACCGTGATGACTGCGGCCCTGAGCCATGCTGTGACGCCCTATGGTCGATCGATAGTGATAGTGCCCAACAAGAGCCTGGTCACTCAGACTGAACGAGACTACATCAACATGGGCCTGGATACTGGAGTATTTTTTGGTGATCGCAAAGAGTTTGGTCGTCAACACACCATCTGCACTTGGCAGAGTCTAAATGTGTTGCTTAAAAACACCAAGAATCAAACAGCAGACATCACCATTGGAGAGTTCCTGGAGGATGTGGTATGTGTGATCGTGGATGAAGTCCACATGGCCAAGGCTGATGCATTGAAAACCCTGCTTACAGGTGTGATGTCACAGGTACCAATCCGTTGGGGATTGACTGGAACAGTGCCCAAAGAAGATTTTGAGTTCCAGGCCATACACGTGAGCCTAGGGCCCGTGACATCGCGATTGGCCGCAGCCGAATTACAGGATCGTGGAGTATTGGCCCAGTGTCATGTAAACATCGTGCAGTTGGTGGATCACGTGGAGTATACCAACTATCAGAGCGAACTTAAATATCTGTTGGAAGAAGCAGGTAGACTGGACACCATGGCTTCGGTGATCGCTAGAGTGAACGAAACAGGCAATACTCTCGTGCTGGTGGATCGCATCGCAGCCGGCGAAGAATTGGTGCAAAGACTGGGCGATCGTGCAGTGTTTGTATCAGGTGCCACCAAGGGCACAGAAAGACAGGATCATTATGACGAAGTGGCGGAGGCGACAGATAAAATCATTGTCGCCACTTATGGTGTGGCTGCGGTTGGTATTAATATTCCCCGTATTTTCAATCTGGTTCTTGTTGAGCCTGGCAAGTCTTTTGTTAGAGTTATCCAGTCAATTGGTCGCGGCATTCGCAAAGCAGAAGACAAAGATCATGTGGAGATCTGGGACATAACCAGCACCTGCCGGTTCGCCAAGCGACATTTAGCCAAACGCAAGCAGTTTTACAAAGAAGCAAGATACCCGTTTACACAGGAAAAATTAGAATGGATGAAGTGAAAAAAAATTTCAATTGGTTTAGAGATGATGGTATTTTCCTTCCAATGCTCAATGACAATGGTCGAAATCAATTTTATAAAAATGCAATAGAAAAAAGTGTTCAAGACAAAGTGGTCGTTGATGTCGGTGCCGGGACAGGCTTGTTAAGCATCTTGTCTGCAAAACATGGAGCTAAAAAAGTTTTTGCCATCGAAAGAGATCCGGGTAGATACCAATATGTAGTAGAAATAATAGAAAAACTGCAATTGCAGGACAAAGTTGAAGTGATCAACAGTGATTTTCTTGACATCGATATTCCTGCTGATATCTACGTAACAGAAACCATCAACACACAGATTTTCGGTGAAGATATACTTCAAATCGCCAACCATGCTCTTAAACATAAAGGAACGTTAATCCCTTCATCATTTGAAATTATTCCGGTTATTTTCCAGGATCATCCTATATTCATCGTGGACCAAACTCGTTCTGATTCATTTGAGTTTGACACCAGAGTCGATATTGATTCACTTTACAAACAAATCATCAACAAAGATGTTAAAAAAAGGCATCCAATGATGGACACTCTTTATCGAGCCAACCAACTCAATAAACTTTTCCAGATGTTGCCAAGATTCAATGATCTAAAACTCAATAAATTATGGCAAGGTCCGTCATTGATCATAGATCTCAATCAGTTTGTAGATATTGATAATATCATGATATCTCTTTCTCCCAAAGATATGCCAGAACAAAAACATGATTGGTATCTGGTTTTGTTTTGGAGAGCGAAATTCCAAGACGTTGTGTTGGATTGTCAAGATGCCTGGTTTGGTAACATATCTAAAATCATACGCATGAAATATCGACACCATGATGATGATATTCGTATTTGGTACAATGATTTTATCAAAGATTGGCATGTGACCTTTTGATAATCAATAAACAACTGCCAAAATGAACAGTCAAAACTGTCTGATCAACTGTGATTAATTATCGATATAATTGTTTGATATGGGCATGATCTTCCAGCGTCTGGTAGGCAACATGCCCAGGGCTCAGGGAACCATGATGCTGGAGATCGGGTCTGATCGCCACGAAGGCAGCACCATGTGCTTGGCCGATCTGGCACTACAACAGGAAATATCACTGTACAGCATAGACATTGATACAGCAGCAGCCTCAAGGGTAAAACATTCCGCTATCGTATGGCAACGTGCTATTGGCAGTGATTGGTGTCGAGACGTCCTTCCGACGTTGGGTAAAAAAATCAGCGTGTTGTATCTTGACAATTTTGACTACATCTGGGATGTCAATGAATATAATGCATCAATCGCCCAACAACAACAGCAATATATATCGAAATTTGGTTTGGTTATGAACAATCAAAACTGCCAGATTGAACACATGAAGCAGATGATATACTGTCTGCCTTACATGGCTGATCACAGTTTGGTTATGTGTGATGACACATATTTGTCCAACGATTGTTGGGTGGGCAAATGTGGTGGTGTGGTGATATGGCTATTGGCACAGGGGTGGCACCTAGCTTTGGTAAGAGATTGTGGTGTAATCTTGACAAGTCCTGGATATGAAGTTACAATAAACTCATGAGAATACTGACCTTAGATAATACACCTTACGATCTTGATACTCTACCAGAAGAAGTGGATGACATGAGATTCGCTATCTTGGATAATTCTGATCCTGCCAATCCTGATTATCATTACATACCATTGATATTCCTAGAAAGTTTTTCTGCACCAGCGTTGGTGTTACGCATTGGTACAGACACCATACGCATGCCAGTGGATTGGCAGATCTTGATCGGCGAACCTGATCTCGGAGATTTGGAAATGCTGCCACTGACATCTATCAACGACCGTGGATTTAAAGCATTCCAGTTCAATCCGCTGACATCATTCCGTCCCAGTTTTCCCGACATCGAAATCATAGACGTGTACCACGAAGTGGCATGGTATGCTCCCAAACTCAAGAATGGACAGATGCTGGCTGTGCCCGTGGGCGAAGGTCCAGATCCTGACTGTGTGTACTTTGTAAAAGACGTAAGCCGCAACTGCGAAATAGTTGATTACAACAAAGCATGGTAATAGTTGTCTGTGGTGACAGTTTTTGTGCAGCGTCAAATGATTCACGTGATCATTTCAGTCATCAATTGCAGGATGATCATGGTCATGAAGTGATCAATGTTGCTCGTGGAGGCATGAGTAACGTTGGTATTTGTTTCCAAATCCAGTACGCAGTTTCTCTAAGACCACACATCATAATCTTCAATAGGACCGAAAATGATAGAGTGGATTTGGTCATACCTGGACGAAAATTCAAGCCTCAAAACGGATTAAAAAATTTCATTTACGCCTATCCTGCAGAATCCACTTACGGAAAGTCGTGCGTGGGAGATGTCACCGCACCAATATTTTCTACAGTTTGGCAGGGGTTAGATCAGTCAAGATATGTACCTATCACATCTGAACAAATTACTGCTGTAAACTTGTATCTTAAATATCTATTTGATAATGAAATGAAAGATGAACTCGATTCGTGGATGTTTGATTACTGGATTTCGCAGATAGAAAAACAAGGTATTATTGCTATTGAAATAGTCAAGACGGGAATTGGAAAAATAATATATGATTTTGCATATGCAAACCCAAAGTATCCATCGGTATTCCATACCGATCGCCAGACACAAACATTATTGACCCACGCTTTGCAACAGCATATATCGAAAGGATGACTGTGTACGAAAAAAGTAACCCTACCGTTGCAGTAAAACCCACGAAATCAGCTCGACCCATTGACACCGATATCCGTAAACTGGAGAAACGCATCAGTGATCAGGATAAACTGTTACAAGAACTTGCGAAAGAAATACGCAGGCTCAAAAGCAAGTTGGACGCACATGCCGCAGTGATAAACAGCAATCGTGGATAAACTTTCTATACAGAACGAAATGCGATGCTTTGACGAAAAGGATCGCGATTTCTACGACAGTCTCACTGACGAAGAACGCAAAAAGTTCTCCAACTATCTCATGATACGCTGGGGTTCTTCTGTACATGGATCAAGAGAACTGCAGGAATTTTATGTGGTGGCCACCAATGAACGATTGAACAAGCATTTTTATGCGGTGAATCGTCATCCCAAACTGCAATGGCTCATGGCTACATCGGTGAGTCCGGGCATGGGTGTACATCGTCATCAGTGGATCGCACCCAAGAAAAAAGAGTCGGGCTCATCGGAAATCAAGAAGACCTTGATGCAACTGTATCCCACAATGAAGATGTCAGACATAGAAACACTGGCCGCTATCACAGACCCAAAAGAACTCAAGGAGCACTTGAAGAACATGGGGCAGACGTCATGAACGTGGAGATCCTGCCTAACTTCCTGGAGATATCTCAATGGATACAGTCTGTGACCTTGACTGAAAGATCCAGCCGCTGGAAGTTTGATGGCCTTACGCAAGACAACCAAGGCATCAAGTTTTGGTATCTGGATCTCACAGATGAAGAATTTTTTACTCGCACAATGTTCGACAAGATCTGCCGAGATACTGGTATTGATTGGCGACTGCATCGCGTGTATGCCAATGGTCAGACCCATGGCCTGCCCGGAGATCTACACCAAGATGTCATTGGCGAAGAACCCGGACGATATTTCACATTATTATATTACAGCCATGGACGCTGGGAACCTCAGTGGGGAGGACATACCATGTTTTCCGATCCCGTGACAGAACAAGTACTCAGTGTGTATCCCACACCCAATACTGCAGTGTTTTTTGATTCAACCATCCTGCACGCTGGCCTAGATCCCACCAGACACTGCCGCAACCTGCGTGTTACAGTGGCCTTCAAACTCGAAAAGCCATGACTCATCAGTGTCGTTACTGTGAGAAGACGTTCCAGAGAGAGAACAGTCTCGCTGTGCATGTGTGTGAGCCCAAAAGCCGATTCCAGGAACAGGATGAAACAGGAGTGCGATTGGGTCTTCAAGCCTATCTAAGGTTCTATGAAATCACGCAAGGATCGGCCAAACTAAAGACCTTTGATGATTTCGCAAGATCGCCTTATTATCGGGCGTTCGTGAAATTTGGCAGACATTGCGTGGCCATACGTGCAGTAAACACAGCAAGATTCATTGACTGGGTAGTTCGGCAGAATAAAAAAATCGATCACTGGTGCCGAGATTCGTTGTACACAGAGTATCTCACAGAATATGTGCGTACTGAAGATGTCAGCGATGCTGTGGCTCGTGCCATGGAAACTGCCATAGCCTGGTCTGAAGAAACAGGTTGTCCGGATAGAGATTATCTGCGGTACGGCAACGACAATGTGATCTGCTATGCTGTTAGCACTGGCAGGATCACGGCCTGGTGCTTGTACAATTCAGATTCAGGGCAAGCCTTCTTGGCCAGAATCAATGCGGATCAAGTGGCCATGATCTGGCCCTGGATAGATACGGATTTTTGGCAGCGGCGATTTGGCGACTATGCCGCAGATACTGAATATGTGCGAGATCTCTTGCGAAAGGCAGGTTGGTAGTGGCAGCAGATATTGATTTAGATTTTGCCGACAGAGAACATGTGCTGAAGTTGATCCCGCATGTGCCAGCCTGCCAGCAACAGGATGGCGTGATCCGCAGGCACAATTCTGGTGTGTATGTCACTGACATACCCAGGAATGCCTTGCTGGATTGTGCGGCCTTGGATTACGAAACAGCTGAACAACGTGGATATTTCAAGATCGACTTCCTGAACATGTCAGTGTACAAACTGATCCAAAGTCCAGAACATTATCAACTCATGCTGGATCGAGAGCCGCCCTGGTTAAGACTGTGGCAGGATTCTGTCTGGGCCAATCAGTTGGTGCATGTGGGCAATTATACTGGTTTGCTGGCCACCATGCGTCCCGACAGCATCGCGAGGATGGCTGCATTTATAAGCATAATACGTCCGGGCAAGGCACACCTACAGAATCAGCCCTGGGATCGAGTGTTTGAATCAGTGTGGGACGGTGATAACAGCCGTGGCTATGTGTTCAAGAAGAGTCATGCTCTAAGTTATGCAACTCTGGTGGCTCTACATATGAATCTAATCGATCTTGCGGACTAGGGTGATGCTTTTGCGTTTGCTTTTCCGGCGGTTGATATCGTTGAGGCTGCACACAGGACCGTGTATGATTTCGAGATCTTTGTTGCTGAATGTGCGTAGATAAGCACGGAAATCATCCCATTCACCACGCAGGAATATGTTGATGGGTATGCTGCGATTGCTTTCCCACCACCAAGTATTGGCCAGATCTATGAATTTGCGTTTGAGTTCAGGATCATGTATGTTGCCAAAGTCGTAGATGGTGGTTATAACGTCATCTTGGTTCTGTATGATGCCCACGTATTCTGTACCGGCATGCAGGCATAGGGTGATGAATGGGTACTTGGCAGTCAGTGTTTGGAAGATGTTTTCACCCATAAATATCGTTGGAGATTCCTAATGTATTCAACCACTGCCTATTTATATCAGCAGATACAGCAAGTTTTATTGATTGACGTCAGTGGAGCATATTTCAACGCGAGGTGGAACCCTGTGTACGCAAAAAGCCTAAAATTAAATCTGGGAGTGGACAATGTGATCCTGTTCCAGTTCCTAAATCAGGATCAAAAGCCCGTGAACATCACCGGAGCCACTTTCACGTTCCGTATCATCAGCCACCC